TTTTTAATCTTGCCCTTTCTAGGAAACTTACATTTATCCTCAATAATTACCTTATCTCCTTTTAAATCTATATATCCATGCACAGGTATATTAACACCATCAAACCATCTAAATGCTTCTATTTCTGGTTTACAGTTTTCATAACCTGGTATTGTTTGATGAGCTGCATGACCATTAACAATCATTTTAGGTATGATTGTTTTGTAATGCTCAAACTCATCATACTCATCGGTTGTTGGATTTATTTTTTTAAGTTTTTCTAATATAGGAACAAACATTATTTACCTTCCTGTATTTTTTCACTTTCTATTTGAAAAGCCATATTAAATTCTTCTGCAACTACATCTATTTCGTTGTAGTCATCTAAAAAATAACTTAATGGTTTTTTTAAAAATTTACTTATTTTGACTAAATTTACTAAAGGTATTCTGTTTCCTTCTTTACCACTACCTTTTTCATATTTACCAATTTGTTGATAAGAACATTTTAATGCTTTAGCAACTTTAGTTAATGGAACAATAGTTTCTTTACCAGTAAACTCATTGACCTTAGTTCTTCTTGCTTGTCTTAATTTTTTACCTAAATCAATATAGAATTGATTATCTTCTTCAAAGTTTTTTTTAGCTTTATGTGATAGTTTCATTTTGTTTCCTTCCTTTAATTTAGAGTATAGAATCCCTTAAGTATAAATGCAACTTTTTAGATATACTTAATTAAGTATATAAAAATCTAGCATCTTTGTTCTCAGCTTCGACAATTCTTCGGTACAACTGATTGTACTCTTTGAATGCCTTTAGAGTATTTACACACTGTCTTCCTTTATCTTTAGCACCAAAAATCTTTTTGTGTGCCTTATCTAGCTTAGTGTATAAACGAACATTGCTATTTCTTAAGCTCATCATTCTCCTCACCGATTAGTTTAATGTGTGCCTTAACAAGCCTGGTATCGGTGATATTTACTTTTGCAGACTCACTAGGCATTTTTTGATTATGTGCTTTTTCTGTAGCTTCTTCCACAGTTGCACCATCAAAAATTTCTTCGAAATTAGCAGCTAACTCAAGATCAGATGTTTTAATTACTTTAACCATTTATTTCAATATTCCGACTATAACCTGCATAATCTCTTTTTATTTCATCTCTTTCTTCTAATTTTTTTAGTAAAGAAGAAACAGAATTTTTACTTTTATAACCCAACTCTAAAGCCATTTCTGAAAAAGTTGGACTATACTTGTTCTTTTTAGTGTAATTCTTAATAAATTGCAATAGTTTGAACATCTTTGGTGTCATAGGTCTTTTACTCCTTTTTTTGCTCATTTATTACTAGCCTCCTTAATAGTTCTGTATATCCATTTATATCGTCAAAGTTATCTTTTTTGTATTCTTTGGATTGCATGACTCTCCAACATTTTAAAAAAATCATAAATAAACCAAATACTTTTAGAGGTACTTTGACCTCAACATTATTATAAACTGATAAATATTTTTCTAATATACCAACCATTACATAAGAGGTATGGTCAAAATCGCCATAGTCATTTTGTTTTTGGTTTAGCAATCTTTCTAGTTCGTTAATAAATTTTACATTGTCATTCATATTCTGCACCTAAATAATAATTTCCTTGTTCGTCTAAACACCAATGTGCAAAAGCAACTTTGTTTTTGTATATTGGGTATGTCCTATTTTGTATTTCTTTAAATTCAATTACTGCCTCATGTATCTCATCACAAGTGAGAGTAGTTTCAAACTTAACCTTGTGTAAAACATAACTCTCACCTGTCAATAAAGCTAAAACTAAGTAAACAACTTTCACTTAGAAAGGTATTTGTTTACTCTGCGGTTTTGGTTGTTTTGGTTTAGGATCGTTTTTATAACCAGATAAAATATTACCAGATTCATTTAACCATCCGATTAAACCTTTGTGTCCTCCAGCTTCGGCATAGTTCATTTCACCAGTAAATTTATCATCACCTTTAAATAAAACTCCTACCTGAGCATAGACTTTAAGGAACTTAGTATTACCATCTTTTGATTGTCCTTTGACACCTAAGATAGTTCCTTTATTACCATTGTCTAAAGTAACATTACCTGAGAAATCAATTTTGATGGCTTTTTCATTGTTGGCATCATAAGGAAACAATACCCAATCCTTCTGCTTACCACTACCATTGTTTGACATTTTGTCCTCCATTTTTTTTTATGTTTGTTTGTTGTGATTCAAAAGATTTTTCTATTGAATCATTTTCTTTTTTCCAATTAGAATATAAAGCAGTTAGTTTAGTTTCTGTTGTCTGCTTTTTTATTTCATCCTTAATTGAAACTGATTTAGTTGTACCTTGATTATTCAAAGCATTTACTAATTCTTCCGCACTAGCATATTCTGAACCTGATAGACCAAAGGCAGCTATGCAACGACCTAATGCACTACTGGAACAATTCTCCAATGCACTTGTTTTGTTAATAAAGTTTGCGTTTCTATGTTCCTCTGCATGACCTACTGCATAAATAGTTTCACCAATATGTAATTCAGTTTTAACAACTACTCTTTCATTATCATGGAAAAGTATTTCTTCATTAAATCTAGCTTCAGGAAAGTATTGCAAAAGATGTCTATGTCTTTCGTTTACAGTAGAATATTTCTTTCCTTTAATATCTACTGTAGGAATATCTTTAGATTTCATAAGACAATCTTTGCGTCTTTCTTTAAATCCGCCTTTACTTTTTTCTTCTGTTTGTGGTTTTAGTTTCATTATCCTTCCTTTGTTGTAGTTTTTGATTTTGTTTTACTTGGTCAATATCTTTTTGTGCTTTAGCCTCTAAATAGCTTTGGTTCTTAGCAACCATCTTTTCACCAAGTTGGTAGTCATCTATTTGTTTTTTAAGTTTTGTAATTTCTTCATCTCTTGCAAGTAGCATCTGAGAATATCTTTTTAGTTCTTGCTTTTGGTTTCTGTTTTCAGTTTGTAATTGTGCAAACTTACTTAATATTTCTTGGCTCATTTCTTTCCTTTCATTACTTCTTCAATAGTTAATTTTTCAGTAATTAAATCTTGTAGTGCTTGACCTACCAACCCACCGAAGATCATTTTTAAGTTTGCAGGGAGCTTTTTTCGTTCAGCAGCAGTTAAAACATTATAGTTATAATGCCACTGATCTATGTTCATATTGAGCTGCGATGGGGATAGGTGATCGGCAGTGAAAGTTCCTCCTTCTTCTTTCTTCTTCCACTCTTTTCCGATTTGTTTAAGCATAAAGTATCTCCTTAATATAGATTAGAACAAAAATAGTCAATATTGTGTATAAATAAAATTCAATTTGTGGGTTTATATTCATTGTCGAATACTACAGTTGCGTTGAAACTAAATGATATTCTTTCATCATCTTTGTTAGATTTAAAAGGATAAACAGAGTGCATTAAATAATTAGGAAACAAGAACCATTGGCGAACCTCTGGATTTATTCGGTGTCTGCTATCAGAGAACATATTTTCAGATCCTTCAGAAAACTCTATTTGACCGCTAAAATCATTATGTGTTTTTGCATTGTCAGTTGATTTCATAGACTCAGGTAATTCTAAATAACCAACACAGCTTAAAGTATAATTACCTTTTACATATTCAGAGTGGTTGTGCATGGGGTTATAATCGCCTGATTTTTGTATTACATACCAAGCAGAATTAATTAAAATATTTTTAATTTTATCATGTTTAAAATGAGCATTTGTATAAGAAACCATAATCGGATCAAAGAAAGCTCTTTTCCATTTCAATAAAACTTCTGGAGTAATTAAATATTCTTCTTTTACTGCACCAACTAATCTTTGACTCCAATCATGGTCTTTTTGTTTTTGTTTATCTTCTCTAATTTTTTTTAGATCCTCCTTAAAATCTTGTAATAGTTCTAATGGCAGTGTTGCCTTTGCTAAAGTAGAACCAAAAGGTTTAAATAATTTAAAATTTATTTTATCATTTAGATTGAACATAAACCCTCACATTCGTTATTAAACATATCTAATTGTTTGTCGTCTTCTTTTTTATTAAATTCAACTTCATCTAAATTTTTACAAGATTTATGTAAATATAAGTTGTCTTTAATATTTTTTGCTCCAGTTCTAATAATTTTATCAAACTCAACTGCTTCAGCAAATTCACTTGGTCTTTCGGTTTTCATAAAATGCCAATAAGCATCATTATGGTAAGGACACATAATACAAGCCGATTTTTCAGGTAATGGAAAATTGTTTTTTTTCATCCAATTAATACAATCTTGTCTTGACATATTCATTTCTATTAAAGGGTGTCTGTTTAAAATATATGGATCTCTTGCAGGTTTCATTCTTTGTATTTCATCTGTAGAAATACCTATCCATTGTTCAATATATTTATCTTTAGGAAATCGTTTTTTATAGCCAACATTACATAGTTCTCTTAATTTTTTTCTAATTACAGAAATTTTATAATCAAAGGTACATTGTCTTCTTAACATCCCTTTTTTGCCTGTAATTGCATT